TACTCTCCAACCGTGACCACCTCTTTGTTTATAAGTTTCTGTACTGTTAGATGTTGATTGACCTGTCCAATGATTTTGCCATTCGTTCCAAACTGTACCTAATTCAACAGATTGAAGATTAGGATTGCCTGATTGTTTAACTAAAGTATCCCAAGTACCATCATCATTTGTAATAGTTAAATCTGGTGCTCTTTCTGTTTCTTTCCACTCATCTGTTTGTGGAGTTAATGCAACAGAACCAATCCAAGTAAATATTCCAAATGGGTTAACATTTACAGTTTTACTTGCATAACTTTGATCTATTAAAGTTTCTTCCGTGTAAGGTAAAGTTATTAGATCACCTGTTTTTTGATAATTAGCATCCGTTCTATCAGACGCCTGAATAACTGTACCATCGTCATCTCTTTCCTCTAAAGCAATTGCGTCTTCATTGAAAGTAGGTCTCATTTCACCTTTTGCCATATCCATAGCAACTTTGTAATCTAAATTACCTGGATCACCTATTGAGTGTCCTGTGAAATTATCTACAACAAATCCATTTTTAAATCTATCAAATCCTTGTGCGTCTTGTATTTGTAAAGTTTGTGCTGATTGTTCTAGTAAAGACAATTGAGTATAGTATTCTGTATTTTCAATTCTTTTTTCTAGTCTACCAATATCTCTCATTGTATATCTTCTATTATCAACTGATTCAATACCTACATCTGCTGTATCTAAAGTATATGATGGAATAAACAATGTGTATAGGTGCATTGCGTTATCCAAGATACCAGGAATTTCTGGTTCTAAAGAACTTGCACCTTTTAATACTCTAAAGTTACCTTCTTTATCTAAAAATATTTTATCAACTCTTTGTAAATAAAATTCAAAATCTGAAGTTATATCTGTTTCAAATTTAACAATATCATTTGTTGAAGCACCTGAACCATCATAAGAACGATCTTGGTCACCTGAATTAATTGTTGAAGCGTCATCTACTCTAGGTCTAAAATCTAAACTATCTCTTAACTCATAAACTTGTCCAGTTGTACCTGAAGTAAAACTAGGTATTTGTTCGTAATCTAAAATACCTGAATAACTATCTACATCAAAGTAATCACCAGCGCCGTGTGATAAGAAATCAAAATTAATTAATAATCTTCCTGTTGGTGTTATTGAACCTGTTTTTAATGTTAATCTTCCAATGTCATAGAAGTTATCTCTCATTCCTGAATCTAAATCAAATCTATCTGTAACATCTACATCTGAAGTAGTAGCATCCGTAGCAAAGTCTGTTGCCATAAAGACACTATTAATTTTTATAACATCTGCTTTACCTAATCCTATTGTACCTGATTCTATTTCTGTTTGATCTGTTTTTTGAATTGTTGAAGCAGTATTTAAAGTTTTTGTTTTTGAACCTGCAACACTTCTATTAATTGTTGCTAATATTTTTACTTTATGTCCTTGAAAGTTAGCACCTAAATCTATTAATAATGTTTTACCTGTTGGAGAACCAGATAATGTAAATATAGGATCTCCTTCGTGGTTATTACCACTTAAACTGAATACATCACCAGCAGCACCTGAAGCACCAGCACCAGTTGTCATAATTGAAATTGAAAAATCTTTTTCTAATAAAGCAGCAAATGTTTCATTAGTACCTGCTGTTATAGTTGCGTCACCATTTGATGATAATGTTTGTACGAAGTGTCTTCTAACTTTAAAATTTGTATCTGTTATACCAGAATTTATAGTTGTCTTTAATGTCTTAATAGTTTCATAAGGTAGTTGAAATACTGAAACATTTTTTTCTGGCGATTTAATTGATGTTCTTCTTATTGTTACAACACCTTTTGTTGAAGCAGCAGCAGTTGCACTTTCTAAAATTAAATTAGAATTTGAAATAATAGATTTAATAATATGAGTTTCTGTATTACCACTATCGTTTGTAAATGAAATTGAATCACCTATTACAAGGTCTTCCGTAAAGAAAGTATTAATACCAGTTACATTATCTGAACCAGAACCAACATCTATTGATCCTGAAAGAATTTTATTTACACCAAAAGTATTATCTAAAGCTGTGTCAGCAGTATAAGTAGGAGAACCTGCCATACCAATTTGTTTAACTTGTGGGAAATCATATGCAGTTGCACCTTTAAATCCTAAAGAATCTGATTGAATGTTAGCTGTTAAACCTGAAGTACCACCTGTAATTGTTTCTCCTGCAATAAATGTTCCGTTTACGTTTGATACAACTACAACTCCGTGTAAAGCAAGACCTGAAGAAGTATATTGATTTATATTTGTAGGAGTTACACCATCTGCTCTGTATAATTCAAATTCGTTAGCACTAGGATTTCTAACAACAAATATATCAGCTGATGTTATTGCGACCGTTTGATCTTGTGCTGATATAACGTCAAAAGTTATTTGTTGACCTTCTTTAAGTCCGTGAGCAGTTGCTGTTGCAATACCTGGACTTGCGATAGAAATAGCAGTTACATTTGCTCCTGTTTGTGTTGATATACTTTCTACTGTACCAGTAGCATTTGAAGTACCACCTGTAACTTTTTCTCCATTTGTAAATGCTACATTTGTTGTAGTATTTAAATGAGTAAATAAATTTATATCAAATAAGAAATGTTTATATATTGCTTCTCTATCACTATTTGAAGCAAATAAATTACCACTTGCTGTTCCTGAACTATATTCATACCCTTTTGATTTAGCACGTCCTATTGTGTTTAGACTAGCACCTGCACCTGTATTTTCAACTCCACGAGTACCACCTGAGTCGAATGTTGAAACACGATATAAATTAACTCTTTTAAATGCTTCTGTTTCACCAGATACAAAACCTATATCAGGAGAACCATATGTGTTAGTTACATTTACAAAATTACCTATATCAAATCTTGTATTAAAATTACTTTCGGTTTTAAACTCTCTTGCCTTATCAACATCTATGTATTGAGTTGCTAATTTTTCAACTTCAAAACCTTTTACATATGCTTTTCCAGGAGACATACCTACTGCAAGTTTAGTAGTATCACCACCAGTTGCTGCTGTATAAATTCCTCTATTATTTGCTGATATTAAATGTTCTCTAATATCAATATCAAAAGGTCTTACTGTATAATCACCAGACTCGTCAAATGTTCTACGAGCAAAAGTTTCTTCTAATATTGCATATTCAGTTGTTCTAACTCTATTTTGTACAATACCTTCTTTTAATCTTAATAATTCTACAAAGTTTGAATCGTCTGTAGCACCAATAGATTTTTTAGTTAAAGTTAAATCTATTTTGAATCTGTGAGCACCTGGAGCGTTTGTGTTTGAAACACCTTGTGCATTATCATTTAAAGTAGTATCTTGTGTAGGAGTTACAAAAGATTCTGTAACTAATAATCCTATTCTATGACTTGGTGTGTTTGAATATTTGTCAAGTAAAATTGTTTGTTTATTAACTGTTACTGTAAATCCATTTATGTAATATGAACCTGCCTCTACTTGAGCAGCAGAACCTGTAGCGCAAGTATCAACTACTGCATTTACAATAGTCGAATCACTATTTGTTCCATTAATTGTTTCTCCGTCAGAAAATTTAAATTCATTATTAAGACTTCCACCAGTTTTACTATATTTTACAAATAAAGTATTTGGATCTGTTCCGTCTGTTGCACTTTGATTTACAATAGTTGCAGTTACACCTGAAACTGATCCTGTTAATTCTGTACCGTTTGTGAAATGTGCTAAAGTGTTTGAACTATCAATACTTGAAAGTTTTACAGCATAGTAATTTAAATCATAACCAATCTCACCAGGAATAATCATAGCGCCATTTTTAAAGAAATGGTCGCCTAGTTTTTCAACTTGGTTTTGTAAGATTGTTTGTGATTGTGTTAACTCTCTTGCCTGAACAGCAAATGCTGGTCTAAAAAGTATTCTATGAAATGATTTACTTTCTGCAAAATCATCATAGTAAGGCGAGAGGTTAAAGTCTGTTGGACTTGACATTTAATTACCCCTAAAATTCTATGACCAGTTTAATGTTTTCCGTTTGATCTGGTGCCCTTTGTATCGGTGTTCTATTTTCAATATAAAGTACATCGCCAGTATCGTGGTCTATTTCAGGAACTGAATATCCTGAAGTAAACGAAACATTAGAAACTGTTCCTGTTGATGAAGTATCTGGTGTTCCTGTAGGAGAACTACCACCTTGACCTGTAATAACATTAGCACCTGAGAACGAAGTTAAATTACCATTTGCGTCCACACCAGCATCATTGTGTCTTGTTTGAATGTAATATAAAATTTTGTTTGTTGAATCCCACTCTACAACTTTACCAGTTGCACCTGTACTTGCCTGATTAATTTCTTCGTCAGGTGTAAAAGTTCCTGGTGTTGGAGAATCAGCAATTTTAATTGCCTTTGTTAATCTAATAGTATTAGAAGTTACAGCAGAAGCAGATTTTGTAGGATCTCTTA